ATGGGATCCTCCGGACTAGCGTCTCCAATCATTGGTCCCTGTTAGGTATGTTGCGAGTGCTATGGCTAGAACCTCTAGACACCGAGCCCGTTCCTTTACTGTAAATGGTACGCTTAGTACCACGAACAATGTCGGAACGGTCGTATCATCTCCCACGTCGAATACTTTTCTTTCGTCGTGCGATGATTCGGTAGGTCGTCCCGTGCAAGCAACCTCCTTGGTCTCTGAACAGAGACCTGAGGCGATTGTCGGTACGGGCGGCGTATCGGGGTCTACTGGTTTGATCCGTCGCACTGATCTTAACAATGTTGCGTTACTATTCGGATCTGGCGATTCTAATGACTTAACTAGTCTCGCTATACCCGCAGGCTGGGAATTGTCTCTGATTGCTAGGACTAATCCTAGTCGTCCGATACTTTTCTGGCCTGAACTAGTACAAGACATTGTCGATCTGCCCCAGATGTTGAAGAATCTTTTAGGCTTCCTTGGTCACCCTGGTACACACATGTCCGCACGTGGTGCGGCCAATGGTTACCTTGGTGTCCAATTCGGCTGGATTCCTCTCATCGAAGATTTCCAGAAATTAAGCAAGACTAACGATTACGTCCAACGTAGGGCGGTCGATATTCTTAACTTATATTCTGGAAAGGGGTTACGCAAACGCGTCACTCTTGCGAGTGATACTAAGGCCTATAGTAATTTCCAGCTCTTTACTGTTAGTGCTGGATCTACTAAGCTCTTTGCGACTACGGAAGTGCGCAAAGATATGTGGGCCACCGTGAGGTGGAAACCAACTGACCCTAGTTTTCTCTCGAAATTGTCGCATCAAGATGCTGGTAAATTCCTTCGCAAAGTCGTTCTGGGACTCACCCCTGAAGGGATGGTCTCAGGTCTGTGGAAGATACTTCCATGGACATGGCTTATCGGATGGTTTACCAACCTTGGGGATGTGTTACTTACACACTCCAATACTATTCCTGCTAGTCCCCATGAGGCTTGCCTCATGAGGCAACTTATTCAGGATAGATCTTATGCGGGTCATACAGAGACCGGGCCTGTCTCAAGCTCGATCTCTGTTACCGGCGCGTATACGTTCAGCCAGAAACTACGAACTGTAGGAACTGGCCTGACCATACCTAGTGCTAACATGCCCTTTTTGGACATGTTTCGGCTATCCGTACTCGGCTCGCTAGCGATCCAACGGATACGCTGGTGAGTCAAAATACGGAAGGACTACTCTTATGCTCGGTACCTCTCTCACTATTACTCTTGATGGGTCAGGTGGCACTGCTAAAGTACTACCTCTCATCAACCAGGACGGTTATTCATCCGAATACTTTTTGGATGACACTACCGTTACATACCGTGCGAAAGTGCGGCATAGTAAGGATAGTGTGAAGGCGGATTCACAGAAGTTTGACCGTCACACTGTGACGTTCTCTCGTTATGTGAAGCCTACTTCACTTATTCCCCTGGGGTCGCTGTCGGAGATTTCCTTCACGGTCAGAAATGACCCTGACGGAACTGCTACGGACATCATTGATGTCTCCGAGGCAATGTCCTTTTATATGGTCAAAGCCGGCGGAATCGCGGCCAAGTTGCTTGGCTGGGAGTCTTAAACTACTCTCATCCAAGCTCACTTAGATGTGTGTCGTGAGAGGGCCTACTTAGCCGTAGAGTGCTTTCAAAGGAGAAGTCCTATGACTGCACGGAACAGCTATGTAGAGTTTGTCCTAGGCACGCTAACAGCACTTTTGAAAGATTGTGCTGATATGTACCCAGACTGTTCCCGAGAGTTCGAGCGTGATAGAAAACGCTTGTCCTCCGCGATCGAACATCATGGTGTTAGCTTTGTTTTTAACACCATGCCTGCATTCAAGAAGCATTTTGATCGATGCCTCTCGAATGGATGCCTAACCCACTCAGGTTTGATCCACTTTGGATCTACCAGGAGGGGGGAGACAGTCCCTAGATTATTCCGGGGATTGACTCTTCGCATCTTTGATCGTTTGGGTTCGCTTCGCTCTGATGCGGACATTCATGCTATCAAGATGCTTCGACAACTCCTTGGAGTTGTCCGCAAATTGAAGGTAGAATGTGATGTCAAGCACCACCGTGAGGCGGTGCGTGATTTCTTCCGCATTGAGGATGAGTTACCTGCACCAGAACCTTTCTGGTTGCAGGATGAATCGGAAAGCATTGAGCCTTCGCCCCATGTCAGTTTCACTGACTATGGTGCGCCTGCCCAAGAGTGCCTACCATTCGCTCAACCTCATCAGGATGGACAGGTCTCACTAACTCTCTTAGACACCATGCAGCGTGTTGCTGATATGGTTTCTGCTGAGATGGGTGATTTTGTCCCTCATGATTGGAAAGTGAAGCATGGACCTGGTGCTGTTTCTGACTCCCCGTTTGGAGAGAATAAGTATTCTTTTCCAAGCTGGAGTCTTAGGCTTGAACGGTGCTTTCCTTACGCTGATTTTGGAGCTTCCAATTATCAGTGTTGGGTTGACAACGTTCTTGTAAATAAGTTACCGGTTGATTTCGATCATCCGGCACGCCTTGCTGCTGTTCCAAAGACGTACACAACTCCTCGACTTATTGCCGTGGAGTGTGTGTCGAATCAATGGTGTCAGCAAGCAATACGCGACTTCTTTTACAATCGTGTGCATAAGACCCGTCTTTCACCCTTCATCTCATTTAGAGATCAGAGCTTAAGCGGTTCTTTAGCACTGAAAGCCTCCATTGATAAGTCGCACTCTACAATAGACTTGTCGAGTGCTTCTGATCGTATATCTTGTAATTTGGTCGGGCGGCTTTTCCGCCGCTCTCCCAATTTACTACACGCGATGCGGGCCTCTCGGTCCTTTTCGCTTGTTCAAGATATATGTAGGTACTCTCCTGCGCATACTTTGCTCAAGAAGTATTCTACAATGGGAAACGCCACTACATTTCCTGTCCAGTCGATTCTTTTTCTAGTCGCTGCTTTGGCTTGCGAGTTTCATACTAACAAGCTTAAAGTCAGCTTCGAGAATCTGAAGCTACTATCCAGGAAACAGGTCCGGGTGTTTGGTGATGATATCATCTCACCAAGCGCCTCGTCTGGACTACTTGTGGATCTACTCCATCACCTTGGTCTTAAGGTGAACCCCGATAAGACTTTCCGAGATGGTCATTTCAGAGAGTCTTGCGGTGTTGACGCGTTTTCCGGTCACGATGTGACTGTAAACAATGTCATGGACCTTCCACGGCGTAGCCGACCCGGCTCCATTGCCTCATCAGTGGATGTACATAATAATCTGATTCGATCAGGTTACTTTGCTACAGCCCACTATATTAGGCAGCAAGTCGAACACTTAGGGTATTCTAATATCCCAAGTGTGGCGCATGGAGCAGGAGCGTTTGGATGGTGGCCTAATGACGTCTACCCACATCCCGATCGTCGTTTTAAGACGAAGTGGTGTGAGTATACTCACCAGGCTTATGCCCGTGTTCTTACCTTAGTTGGTAAGCAACGCCGAGCTCCATCTAACGACACCGTTGGACTCCTTCAGTTCTTCACTGAAGCGACGAAGCACGTAACGAGTGCAGTGTCTACACTCGATTACGCCGTCCGACGAGCGCAGGCCTGCTTAAGCCTCCGCTGGGTCCCTCTCGGCCAGATGCGTGTTTAGCGCATCTGTCCGTCAGGGAATGAGG